CAGCCAAGATTCGCGAGCTAGAAGCGCCGATGGCTGCGGCCTATCTGGCGGAGGTTCGTGCTGTCGAGTCTGCGGCTACTGTTGCTGAGGTTGAGCGGCTGATTGCTGAGGATGATAGGGATAGCTTGTCCGTCCTGCTTAGTCTAGGTAGCCTTACCCTATTTACTGAACTGTTCCGTACAGCATTTATCCAAGGCGCTCAGAATGAGCTAGCCGGACGCTGGCGGTTCGATAGCAACACATGGGCTGTCATCAACCTGCTGATGGGCGAATACGCGTCGATCCGTGACACGTCCGATATGGACTTGCGCAAGACGATTGACGTAGTTCTTGCCAATGGCAACACCACGCGCAACAAGGCGCTAGACCTTCTCGGTGTCAAGGGCGCTACAGCGCGCCGCACAGGCGGTATGGTCGGCCTTCCAGTGCAGATGAGCGAATGGGTAGAGTCGGCCCGGCAGCAGCTTCTCAGCGGCGACCGTGCATCCATGCGGGCCTACCTGACCCGTAAGCTGCGCGATACCGCCTATGACCGGTTTGTGGTTCCAGGCACTAAGCTGACTATTGAGCAGGCAAATACCATCTCCCGTGCCTACTCCGCCCGTCTGCTGCAATCATATGCAAAGCAGTTGGCGCAGACCTATGCCCAAGCGGCGTATGAGGCTGGCCGGAATCATGCTATCCAGCAGTTGCTAGGCAATGGCACGATCACGCTAGATCAGGTGCAGAAGAAGTGGCGGACTATGCGCGATGAACGTGTGCGCCATAGTCACGCGACTATGAATAATCAGCGAGTAGGCTTCACTGAGCCGTTTGTGAGCGGAATCGGCGGCCTGCTTATGTACCCTGGCGATACCTCGCTAGGCGCAAGCGATGCGGACATTTACAATTGTCGCTGTAGCTTGGAATACACCATTTCTCGGAGGTTCTAATGCTTTCTGATTTCGGCTCTAACATTAAAGTTGTTTGTGACGGAAAGAAGAAAACTGTACTGATTGACGGATTCGAGATTAAAGGCGTGAAATCAGTTCAGGTTAAAGACATTGAGTATGGTGAATTTCAAGAGGTCTCTATCACCCTATATCCAAAGTCATTTTTTATCAGTGACGTGGAGGAATAAAAATGAAATTCAGCGTATTCAAGGGTGATGATGGTTATGAGAACTATCTAGCCCACCGCCCGATTGTGGTCTATGTGAACGGTGAGATGCTTAACAACGTTGTCCGCCTGGACGCCGCTGAAGGCTGGGCGGAGTTCAACGTCAAGGACGCTGATGGACTGTTCCTGATCGAGAATGGCGAGATTGTTACTGACATTGCCGAGGGATTTGTTGAGGTCAAGGGAGACGGTATCGATCTAGAGGAGCCGATTGCTGAGCATGAGCCGCCGCTAGAGCAGGAAGAGCCTGACAATGGCTGACATTCACGACAGAGGCCGCGCCCTAGCTATTCGTATGCTGGCCCCTAGGCCGCAGGGGAAAGGTGCATCTCTTGTTCTCCGTAAGAAGACTGTAGGCGAGTACAACCCCGAGACTGGCGGGCAGGATGTGGTGTGGACCGAATACAACGGGTCAGGGCTACGAACCACCTATGACCTGAAGGACATTGACGGCAGCTACATTCTTGAGGGTGATGTTGAAATCCTAATGTCTCCGGTCATGGTCGATGGATCGGATATGCAACAGCCAAGCACTAATGACGTGATTGTGTTTGATGGGTCGTCCTACAACGTTGTTGACGTTAGGCCAGGGAATTTCATCGGCCTAGACTGCTTCTACAAGGCGCATTGCCGAGGTATCTGATGGTCAATAACGCCAAAAAGTATGGACTAGAAGGATCGTTCGCCGCACAGCTTCAGGAGTTTGCGGATATGGTTCAGCAGGATGCTGATGAGGTGTTCCAGATCGTGGCCACGGAGGTTGGACAGTCTGTTATTAACCTAACTCCGGTAGACACTGGTCGAGCGCTCTCCAATTGGAATGCTGGGATCAACTCGCCGGACGATACTTACCGCGAGACTGAAGACCCGATGGATTCGCAGACTAGCTCTAGGCTAGCGGGTGAGTTCAGCACGCTGAAGTTTGGCGATACGGCATATATTACCAATGCCACTCCTCACATTCCGTTCCTTGAATATGGATCGTCCAAGCAGGCTCCTAATGGCTTCGTGAGAATCACTTTGGCAAGATTTAACAATATCGTTCAAGATGCTGTGCGGAGGGTAGCTAAGTGAGTCATGCAATGGCGCGAGCCGCCATCGAGCGAAAGCTATTCGATTGGGCCAAGGCTAAGTCTCCGGTGCTGCCTTCATTCTTCAGCACACAGAAGGGAGATGTAGCGAAGCCTATTTTCATTCGTGGCAATCTTCTTCCCGCCTCTGCCCGCACTGAATGCCTTCAGGGTGATGAGATTACCTATCTCGGACTGTATCAGGTAACTATCTCATGCCAGCCAGATCAGCCTATCGGCAATGCGGAAGTTCTAGTTTCACAGATTCAAGAGTTGTTCCCTGTTTACTCAGATATTGGAATTGATAGTTTCAACGGAATTATTACAGATGCCGTTGACCAAGGTCCAACTATTTACGAAGATTCACGCTACAATGTGCCCGTTACAATTCCGTACCGTGGCGTAGTTGCTACCTAAGAGGTTTATATATGGCTAAGAGAATGGAACTTCCCAACGGTGCGAAAGTTCATACCGCACTGTCTATCGGCGTACCGGTGACTATCACCGCAATCACCAATGCTAACCCTGCTGTCGTTACAGCAGATTCGCATGGCCTCACTGCTGGTGATTACGTAATCATCAATTCGCCGTGGTGTGAGCTTGATGGCCGTGCATTTAAGGTCGGCGTTACTGACGTTGACACTTTTACGCTTATTGGGGCTGATACTACAGATACCACCGACTTTTCGCCGGGTGGTGGCGCAGGATCGTTCCAGGAAGTCCTGTCTTGGACTGAGGTTCCCTGTGTTACCGATACTTCGCTGACTGGCGGTGAAGCCCAATGGACGGAAGTTGGATGCCTTCAGGAGCAGAAAACAACTCGCCTGTTTAATGGGTTCTCTCCTATCGATTGGCAAATGTCAGTCGTTGACCTTGACGGCAACCCCGCTATTGAGAGGTTTGAGGCTGTCACTAAGTCTCAGGAGCCGACTGTTACTCGCGTTACGCTAAAGTCCGGCAAGGTGAAGCTGTATCCGGGCATTCACATTATTAGCCCTGACTCTACTATGACCCGTGGTGAAGTCATGGTCCGCACGCTGAATATCGCTGTGACCGACATTACCAAGTACGCTGCCCCGTAAGGAGTAATTTGTGGCAAAGAAGTTCTCGATCAAGCGTGATCCGACCTTTACCACGACTGTGAACCTGCCCGCACCTGGGCAGGCTCCGGTTCCGGTTAGTTTCACGTTTAAGTGGATGGATCGTGAGGCGCTGGCTAAGTTCCATGATGCCCGAGTGAATTTTGCTCAGGAGTTCATGGAGAAGGCTAAGGACACCAAGAGCGGCGCTGACCTAGCCAAGTTCGCAATTGACTTTGAAGTACCTCAGTTGAAGTCGATTATTGTCGGCTGGGACATTGAGGAAGAGTTTAACGATGAGAACTTGCGAGCGCTGGTTGAATCTGGCTCTGAGCTTCCCGCTGCAATCGTAAACGGCTACCTTGCAGCCTATGACAAGGCTCGCGAGGGAAACTGAGGCAGGTTGCCTATGAGCTTAGCGCCCCAGAAGCCGATATGTCGGCCATGGCGGCGCTAGGCTTTGACCCTGATGACTTCGATGAGTCTGATAACACCATCGAGGTTTGGGAATGTAACGCAGATGCCTTCTATGTCTTTGAGTCGATGGCGACGCAGTGGCGGGTAGGCATGGCAGGGGCAACCGGTCTGGACTACGCTGCAATGCCCGTGGTCATGGATATGGTGGGCGTGGGTAAGAAGCGCAGGCCGGAAGTATTCGCATCGGTCCGCATTATGGAAAACGTAGCCCTAGAAACCATGGCGGAGCATAGAAAAGATGGCTAATTTTGCACAACTCGGCATCCAGATTAATACGGATGATGCTCTTCAAGGGGCTAGTGATCTTGATAAGCTGACCGCAGCGGGTGCCCGTGCAGAAGCGGCCACGAATAAGCTATCCAAGTCAACGACCGATTGGGCTGCTGAGCAGCAGAAGGCTAACGCCCGCGCCCGTGAGATGGAGCAGGCTGATTCGCGCCGTGCTGCAAGTGCACAGAAAGCCAATAGCACCATCAAGGATCAGCAGCAGGAGCTTGCCAAGCTAATCGGTCAGATCAATCCCGCCGTTGCTGCACTTGAACGCCTGGATGAGCAAGAGCGCAAATTGGCTCAATTCCGCAAGCAAAACCTGATCGATAGCGATACCTTTGCAGACTATAACCAACGACTTGCTCAACAGCGCGTGGCGCTCACGCAGGTAAGTGGCGCAGCTAACCAAGCCGGAATGTCGCAGCGCGCCTACAGCGCCGCTATGCGCAACGTCCCCGCGCAGATCACGGACATTACTACTAGTCTGATTGGCGGGCAGCCTGCATATCTTGTAGCTATCCAGCAGGGCGGTCAGCTAAAGGATATGTTTGGAGGCATCGTGCCTGCGGCCAGAGCGCTAGCAACGTCGCTGGTGTCAATGATTAACCCAATCACCATTGCAGCGGCAGCAATTGGCGCGCTTGGGGTAGCTTGGTATCAGTCTGGACAGCGAACCGAGGCGATCAATGAAGCGCTGATTACAACCGGCCGCAATGCTCAGTACAGTGCAGAGCAGATCAAAGCGCTTGGTAGTGCAGTCGATGAGTCCTTTGGTATTACTTCTGGAAACGCTACGGCTGCAATCACCGCGCTGGTTACTACAACTCGCCTTAGTGGGGATGCACTTACAGGTGCCGCCGAGGCTGCTACTCGATGGGCGTCTGTAACTGGCCAGTCTGCCGACACTGTAGTGGATAAGTTCCGCCAGATTTCGCGTGATCCTCTAGATGCGCTTACTAAGCTAAATGAGGCTGAGAATTTCCTGACTCAGACTCAGTATGAGCGAGTGAAGGCGCTTCAGGATGAAGGCCGCTGGCAAGAGGCGGCTACTGAAGCTGCTAGGATTTATGCAGATACGGTCAATGGTCGAGCTAGAGAAATTGAGCAGAACCTTGGGCTAATTTCTACTGCATGGCTCAATATCAAGCGCGCAAGCATCGAGGCGTGGGATAGCGTTGTAACTGGTGTTGATAGCGCTCTTGGCCCGCTACAGCGTTACGCGGATAGGCTTGCTCAGATTGGCGGTATACAGCGTGATCTTGCTTCATATGCTGGCGCGCTAGTTAGCCTGCCACTTGGTGTTGTATCTAGATTCGGTGGTAATGCAGGGCGCGGCAGGCCAGAAGTCATCATGCCTGGGGTTGATGGGGAAACCAGAACCCCTGAGTCGATTAGAAATGAGGCTGATGTAAAGCGGACTCAGGCTGCGGCTGACGCATGGAAGTCAATTGTCGCTTCGACTGACAAGAACCTACAGCAGCAAATTCAAATCCAGAGGATTAGAGAAGCTGGTGTATCTGCTGGCAAGAGCGAAGCTGAAATTCAGGCTCAGATTGATGCCTACACCGCTAGTATTGCCAAGTCATCTACCGCTGCGACTACAGCAACTCGCGCACGTAAGGTTGAGCTTACTGATGAGCAAAAGGCGGCTCAGGCACTAGCCAAAAGCTACGAATCGATTACGGCTCAGCTTGAGAGGCAGATTGCCCTTAGTGGCGATAACTCTCAGCTAGGAAGGATCAACTATGAGATTTCTTCTGGAAATCTTCGTGGCCTAGGCCAAGCGGATCAGGAGCAGCTACGCAATCTTGCTGGCGTTGCAGACATTGAATCTGACTACGCGGCCCTATACAGCGGCATGGATGTGTTGCAGGCTAAGGGTCGCGAGACTACTTCGCTGCTTGGGGAGTATGGCGTTCAAGCAGCTAGGAACATGCAGACCGCTTTCGCTGATTTCTTGTTTGATCCGTTCTCTGACGGTCTGGACGGAATGCTGAATGGTTTCCTCAAGACATTGCAGCGGATGGCTGCTGAGGCTGCGGCTTCTCAGATTTTCCAATTGATTGGCACAGCCGCATCTAACTATTCAGGCCAAGGTGCAGGGTGGGTTAATGCAATTGGCTCGATCCTATCTAACGGTAAGTCTGAAGGTGGTTATACCGGACCAGGTGGCAAGTATGAGCCTGCCGGTATCGTTCATCGCGGCGAAGTTGTGTGGTCACAAGCTGATGTGAAGGCCGTTGGTGGTCCTAAGCGAGCCAATGCTATGCGTCCTACTGCTGGCTATGCCAACGGTGGAATCGTTGGTGGCGGCGCATCTTCTTCGCCTAACAATGCTTCTCCAACCTTTGAAATCAATATCAACATGGAAGGCGGAACGGTTACGTCTCAGAATCAGAGCGGCAGCGCTAGCCAAGATGGTATGCAGCTAGTAAATATGATTAAGACTGTTGTTAGCCAGTGGTACAATGAGCAAAGCCGAACTGGCGGCGTTGTTTACAAGCAGCAGAGAGGGATGGGCTAATGGCTGACAGATTTACATGGTGTGCCACTAAGCAATCTACCGGGCAGGTAACTAGCTCGATTAAGCGCGCTCAGTTCGGGGATGGCTATGCTCAGTCTTCTGCTGATGGTATTAACCCACTAAAGCGAACTTGGAATCTTGAGTTTGTAGGAAATAAGCAGCGCGCCCAAGAGATTGTTAACTTTCTAGATTCTCACGTTGGTAAGAGTTTCATTTGGGAAGTTCCATTCTTTGGCGATGCTTACTTCTATTGCGATACCTACAATCCATCTCCTAACGGCAATAGGCTGTGGACTATCACAGCAACATTTGAACAGACATATCAGCCGCCTGAGTCGATACAGCCGCAGCCACTTTATCTTGATGGCTCTGTATACTTAGATGGAAGTCAGCTACTAGACGGATTTAAGAGGTAAGAAATGGCAAATATTGATCCGGCACCGTCGTGGGCTGACATTCGCAGGCTTGAAACGACTGACCGAAATATGGCTGGGTCGGGTGGCATTTTAAATGACCCAATCACATCAATTGCTGCGCGACTTAATCTTCTGAAGGGAAGCGTCACTGCATTGGGATCGTCTGTTAATTCATTAGACCAAAGTACAATCAAGGCTCCGTCGTCGCTAAATGCTAATCAGTCTGTCTATTACACTGGCTCGGCCTGGGTGACCTACGACCTGACCGGCGTAGGCCGCACCCTCCTTGCCGCCACGACCCAGGCGGCGCAGAGGACGGCGATTGGCCTTGGGACTGCCGCAATACGTGATGTTGCAGCGGGCGTGTCTCCGTCCCAAGGCAATGATCTAATCCCTGCTGGGTACGTCGGTATTGCCGCAGACTCAATTCAGATACGGAATAACGTTACATCTCTAGACAATGCCTCCCTTTCGGGGATGTATCGCGCTGCTGCTGGTGCAACGGGCAATCCTACCCCCTCCGGTGCATTTCTTTGTCTGCACATGCCATCTGGAAGTACAGCCACTTATGGAGCGCAGATAGGCATTTCGGAGGCAAGTGCACGTCTCTATCAGAGGCTGAAGACAAACGGTGTGTATGGGAGCTGGATTGCAACTGCATTTGATTCGCAAGTTGTCCATAACACTGGCCCAGAGAACATTGGCGGAGCTAAAACGTTCACGGCTGTTGCAACATTCAACGGAGGTGCGACTTTAGCTGCGGCAATTACACCTCAGTCTGACAATTCGATTGATGTTGGCTCTCCATCTTTGCGATTCCGCACCTACTACGGCGTCAACTCCGCAATCAACACCTCCGACGCTCGCCTCAAGACCGAGTCTCGCCAGCTGTCGGAGGCTGAGCGTAAAGCCGGTTCGGAGCTAGCCCGGCTTCCGGCGATCTGGGAGTGGCTGACCGGCGACCGGCTGCACGCTGGCCCGACTGTGCAGGCTGCAATGGCGGTGATGGAGGCGCATGGTCTCTATCCATTCGCCTACTCGTTCATCTGCTACGACAAGTGGGAGGCAG